ACCCCCGTAGGGAATACACCAACGCCTTCACCGACAGTAACCGAGCCAACCGCGCCGATAGCCGCAAGGCCAAGGGATTCACCCCAAGCCGCCTGCCCCCAGACTCCGCGACCCCAGCCGCCTAAGTAGACCGTGGCATTAAATACCGCAACACCCGTCTCGCCCGTAGCACTAAGCCCAGTAACCGAGACAATCGCATCTGCCTGAGCATCCGCCGTACCAAGACCCGTAGTGGCTTCAACACCCGTAAGGGTAACAACCGCACTAGCTGCAACACCTACTGTCCCTACAGCACCGGTACCGACTGGCGTGGCATTACCTTCGCCCCACGAATCAGTACCCCAAGAGCTGTATCCCCAACCGGAGACTGGGACAATAACGTCAGCCATCTAAGTGCCTTAAGCGATACGGATAATCGCGTTGCTCGCGTCAGCAGCAGGGAACACAATAGTGAAGTCGCCCGCAGTAGAGGTCTTGTCCGCACCAAAGTCCAGAACCGCAACAGCAGGGTTAGTGCCGCCGTCAGCCAAGTAGATCAGTGCGCCGCGAGCCGTAATAGTCGCTGTAGACCACGTAGTATCTGCAAAGTCCAAAAACGCTGTGGTGCCTGTAGACGCGGGATTAGCTGAGATAGTCAGCGTGTTTCCGCCCGCCGAATAGCCTGTGCCTGAAACTTCGTTAGTAGCCGAATACGCAGTAGTAGTCGCATCTAGCGTAGCTGACGAAGTAAATAGAGCAATCTTGAATGTCTGTGTTGTGTCGCTGCTGAAGTCGAAAGTGCCATCAAGCACGCCAACTTTGAACGATGTAACCATAGCTTGTGTGATAGCCATTTCTCTTTCCTCTTAAATTAACGCGGTTCAATCCTAAGCTGACCAGAGCGGTACATATCTTCCCGCAGCTTGCCATCGCCCAAGTTCTTTAATAACGCAATAGCGTCGATATACATCTTCTGGTACAGGGCCACCATATCCGGCTCACCCTTAATAAAGCGTATGGCCTCGACCAAAGCGCCGTTAAGCAGTGCGGAGTCAAACTCCTCGCCCAACCAAGTAGTACCGGCGGTGACAATAGACTCAGGGTAGTACCCGTAATGCAGCTCAACCTCGTAGCTAGCGTCCGGTGTCGGACCTACAATAAATGCCGAGTCGTCAAAGACCCCGTAGTGCTTGGGTGCGCCAGTATCCGTTGGGCCGGGATACGCTTCTCGTATGAAGTTAACGTCTTTGTTCAGCAAGTATGTGTAGTTGCCGTCACCGTCAATAACCGCCAAAGAGAAGGGGTACAAGAAGTCTGTAGGGTACACCAAATACTTGTTACCAGAGGTCAGGTTACCCGTCTGGTTTTTACGCAACGCAGGAATCTGAACAGTGTTATATATCTTCTGCTCAGCCTGATCGGTAAACATAGCAAGTTGGTCGTCCGTAAACGACTGCTCACAAATGTCCTCGATATTGGTTTTAAGCTCGGTGTAATTCACCTGCTACTCCTTAACCCATTGGGCCTCGGGCCATAGTACCTTTAGTCGCCGCACCCGTGCCGCGCATCTTAACGCCGCTAGTCTTCATGTCTTTGGGCGGCTGGTTGCAGCAGTCAGCAACGCTGTACTTTACTGGCTCATTCGGATGCTCGATGATCTTCGGAACCTTTACGTTTGATCGTGACTTCATTTTCATTTCTGTCTCCTAGCTCGTAGTTACTGTTACCGTGCCTACGGCGCCTCTGCCTTCTAAATTGTCTGGCGTAAGTCCAAAAGGATCGTTTAGCCCTACTGGGTCCCATCCCCATTGAATATCCCTACTTACCGTGAGTTCCGCAGAGTCTGGTCTGGGGTCGCGTATAGCTTGTGGGTCATCTACTGGGAACTCCCCCAACCTGTTCTGTGGTTGATCTGGATTCCAACACTCGGGGCATGCCTTGATGTTGGTCCGGTTGTCCTTTCTTACTAACTCTTTGAGTTCTCTAAGTTTATACTGAAACCCACAAACATCACAGATGGCTAGTGCATTTTGTCCAGACGCATACTTGTGTCCCATAGTTACCTCACACTAGCAATACGGGGCACCAAACTAAGCGACGCCTTTTCTCTGTCCTCACCTGCCGCTAGCTCAAACTGCCTCTCGTACTCTGTCTGTAGCATAGGAATACGGGGCATCAGTTCGGGGTCTTTTTGCGCTATGTAATACGCAAGCCCTGCAACGAGGCAGGGCAAGAAACGGAAGTTAACATCAGCGGTCTGTATACCGCTTCCCGCATCCTCAATACGGCGCATACGCCAGTATTTCAAAACATAGGTGCTAGACGCGTCCGGCACAGGCCACACAGTCACCGAAGGGTTAGCCTGCCCACGATCTACATAAAGTTGTATTGGACGGCCCTCAGAGAGCTTGTTGGGGATGCTGGCGTATGTGGAGACACTGATTCGAGTAATGTTCAGGTCAGACTGTGTGGTGACGTTGCCATCGCCTGTACGAACCACGTGCTCAAGTAAATCAATAGTATCGGCTGGAAGATCGTAAGTGGCTGTCCCATCTACTAAATTTACGCTGCCTTCTTCGATGGTCCACATGTTGATGCCACGGTTCTGCCACTCAATAGTAAGCAGGTTCATGGAGCGCCTAGCTGTACGTAGGTCATAACCAGAACGCATCTCACGACCGGCACGCTCCCACGCTTCTTCCGCAATCTCGGTGAAGTCCATGTTGAACGCTGTAGTGCCAGAAGTCGCCATTATTTCTTCTTCCTTTTCAAAGGTTTAACCCTTTTGGGTTTGCCCGCCGGTTGTCCTAGGCGCTTCTTCTGCGCTACGCGGGACTTCTTTTCTGCCGCTGTCATCTCACCAGAGGTCTTAGGCGTTTTACTGGAGACTCGTTTAGAGGGCCTACAGTACGGGGTTCCCCGCTTCTCGCCCGCTTTGCGGCCACAGGCTTTGCCGGTTCGGACATCTTTCCAGTCCTCTTTGAACCAGCGCTTTAGGGCTTTGCCCTTCTCTGTCTTACGAACGGCCACTGGACTTATTGCCCCAGTTCTTAGCGCCGACTTTACGGCACTTGGCTATCGCCCCAGAAGCGTAGGCGGAAGGAAAGACTTTATAGCGTGCCTTTACCTTGCGGTAGCACTCGTCCTTCACCGTACCGCCCTTTTTAAAGGCGACGGGCTTCATTTTGCCCATGCCTCTACACTTCATCATCGCATCTGGCCCCTAGTGTGGCCCTTCTTGCAGATGCCATCACCGCGAACACAGCCGCCAGCTTTGTAACCTTTAACTTTGCCGCCCATGGCCATTTTGCCTACACCGTCAGCCGCGTAGAATGGGACTTTCTTACCGCCCTTTTCTACCATTTTCAGTGGGCCACCAGCTTTGTAGCCTTTACCAGACCCCATTGCCATGCCGCCTTTCGACAGACGTTTTGTTCCGCAACCAGCCATAATAGCCTCCTACCATTTAACTTTGTCAGCCCAGTAGGCTGCGCTCATTTTACCTTTAGCGATGTTCTTGCCGTGACGGGCCTTAAACGATTTACGCTTGGCCTTCATCTTAGCAGACTCGCCCTTTTTGGGTGCCCCAGCGGTTTTAGCGCCTTTCTGCCCAAAACGAATCACCTTCTCCTTCCCGCCCTCGCAAGCCTTCACAATGTGGGACTTTTTGGGGTGAGAAGGAGTACGTCGCGGCTTATTGCAAGCCATCGCTTTCTTGTCTACTTGCTTAGCCATTAGCTGTAGAACACCGTCATCGCAGTGATATTCGTGAGCGCAGTAATAACCACGTCGTTCTCACAGCGAATACCATAGTCTGGGATGTTAATAGAGTGCGAATCTTCTGTAGCGAAGTCGATGTCTAGTACAGTAGCCCCACCAGAGCCGTCAGTAATAGTTAATCGACCCGCGCCTACAGCACTAGTAAGCACTTGGACTTGGCGTACACGAGCGGGGCCTACGCCCAAGCTACCGGTACCCCCAGCAGCGACCCGTTTGGTTCTAATATCTGAACTAGACATAGGTTTCTCCTCTAGTTAGTAGGGATTAACCTTGCGAGACAGTAATAGTACCGTTGTCGTTCCAAAGAGCGCCTACAACTTCCGGATCTGTTTCAGGAAGAATGATGTAGCCTGTTACGTTACCAATCACATCGCCTGTTACGTCGCCAGTAGTATCGCCTTGGAAGCCGTTAGTCGAGATGACCGGGCCTGTAAAAGTGGTGTTAGCCATTTGAGAATCCTCACATGCGAGTTAATTTGGGGTGCATCTGTCTGCATGTCGTCAGCCGGGACTGTCAGATACACCGGATGACCCCGGTATAGGTACTATATACCACTTCGGAGCTAAGTCCACAATACTTAAGTAAAAAAGACCCGGCAGTTGTGGCTACCGGGCCAAGTCTCTAGGGGAGATAAAGCAGTTTCACAGTATCACTTAAGCCTGTGTTCGTAAATGTTCTTTATCCACCACATAAACATATCTTCGCTAAGCGTGTGTTTCATGGTGTTAACGCGGTTCGCCACTAGTTGGGCGTTCCCCCGTACGTAAGGGCCGTTAGGGTTTATGCGGTCTATAGAGGCGTTAAAGTCTTTCTTCTTACGGTCTCCGTAAGTGCCGTCTCTCTGGTGGGTCATAAGCATCCCAGATAAAGCACACTTACCGTCCTGCATCTCCCACATATCTATAACGTCTTCAGTGGTTAGGTCGTACTGAATTCCCTGCTTGACGCGCTGAGACTTTAGCTGGCCGTTTAGAACTCGGAGGTAGGATTCGGGGGTGGCGGAGGTTTTTCTTGATCTTTGGAGGGTAACGCACTGCTGGCAAACTCCCCGCACAAAACCTTCTTTGAAGTGCTCAAACTGGGACAGCAGCTTAACTTTGTTGCACGAAGTGCACACTCGGGAGCCTTGCGACTCTTTCTTTGCTTTGGTTTCTCTAGGCATATTACTTTTCTACCCACAAAAGAAAGGGGGCCGTAGCCCCCAATCTTAACACCTTTTTGCTTCTTATGAAGCGCCGGGTGAACCGAAGATGCCCAGTGGGTCAGATACGCCGAAGCTGTATCGCTCACGAGCCTTGTATCGGCTGTTGCCTGTGTCGAAGTCTGCGTCCATGCTAGTTTGCATAGGTGAGCGGACAAAGTGCTTCAGGCCGTTAGGTACGTCAGTCATCAAGAACCACGCATTGGTGTCAGTCAGGTAGTTATTTACTGTGTAACCACCGGGGATTGAACCATTGTTGCGGATTGCGTTGATGTCGTTGTCCGCTGTAGACACACGAAGCTCAGTATCCAACAGGCGCGTTGCAACGAATTGCAGGCTTGGTGGGATAACCAGCTTAGAGGGCTTAGCAGCGATCAGGAGACCACGCTCATCAGTCCAACCAGCGATCTGGATAACGGCAGCTTCGAGTGAAGTTTCGTTAAGATCGGCTGCAACAGCAGGACGGTTTGAGTTAGTGCCACCAGAAACGAGTGGGTGGTCAGTCGCACACAGAGTCTTGCCGTCGCCGTAAGTAGTGCCGGAGAAAGCGTTGTTGAGGATGCTAGCACCCTTAACTTGCTTAGTGTACGCCATCGCACGTGCGAGAGCCTTCGTGTAACGTGAAGAGAGTGAATCGTAGAGGTTATCTTCGATTGCTTCTTCAGTCAGCGAGAAGCCCATTGCAACTGTCTCGTGAGTGTAACGAGCAGTCCACGCTTCTTGCGCGTTGTCGTAGTCGATGGCAGAACCTTCACCCTTAACAGGTGCGGCGCCAAAGCCAGACAGCTTAGTTTCTTCCTCGAAAGACCGCTCCGAAGATTCAGTCTCGAAGATTTCAGCAGCCTCATCACCATACTTCTGGTATTCGAGGCCAAAGAGGGCGTTTAGACCCGGTAGTAGCTCCTTAAGGAGTTGCGCTCTTGAAATAGCCATTAGTTAAATACTCCTTAAATGCCGACGTTGTTGGTCATTTGATGACCGCCGGGGTTGAACTTAACCAGAATATCTGGGTTTGACTCAGTCAAATCAGATACCGCCGCAACAACACGGAATGCCGCTGCTGTGGTTTGAGTGGCACCAACTACCGCAGAAGTTGAGTTACCTGTAGCTGTATCGCCAGTAGACGTGGATTGAACCGCAGCAAAGTACACGTTCGCACCGATGTCAGACTGATCCATAGCAGCATCCGCTTGTACTTGGAAAAGTACGTTTGGATCGTCAACAACGTAAGCCTTGATAGCTCCGCCATTAGCAGTGCCGCTTGGGTAGTACTGAGCGAAGATAGTCTGGCCTTGAGCGTTGACATATTCACAACCAACGAAAACGCCGATTGCGCCAACACCACTAGTACCACTAATAGAGTTAGTAGTCAGGTCAGAACCGTCGCCAGTAGCGAGGGCGATGTAGCCGTCCGCACCGATAATAACAACTTGACCATAGAACAGGTTAGTTGCCTCACCAGCAGGGTCGATCAAGTACTGAGACGTGGCGCCCGCATAGGGCATTCCGTCAGCACGTTTTACAGGCTTTAGCCCGTAAGGGGTTGCAGATGTAGCCATTGTAATAGCTCCTAAAAATTAATTTCCGCTGCCGAAAGTAACCTTCGATTTCCTGTCGTGAAACAGGGGCATACGAGGATCATTTTCGCGCATCAGGTTATTGTCCACCGAGTGAATCTGCGATTCAGCTTGTTGCTGGTAGAAAGCATTTCGCTCTTGGACAAGCTCTTCTGGGGCCTTACACAGCATCAAACCGCCAACGATGACATTGTCCTTAAACCGGTCGTCTGACACAGTATCGGTAAATATCTCGGGGTGGTCTTCCGCACGTACAGGTTCCCAGCCTTCACGTATCTTCGAGGAGACGTTAGTGGCGTCAGATTGACCGTTAGTTGAAATACGAACCCAGTGATAAGTGTAGCCGTCTTCAGGGGTGGGATCAGGCAACACAGTAGGTCGCGTCCACGCCTTCTTACGAACATTCTTAGAACGGGTTTCTAGTTCTCTATTCTGTCTATTCTGAGTCATTACTGTTTCCTCATTAATGCAGCCTGTTGTTTGGCGTAATCTTCCAGTGGTACTCCAAGTTTTTTCGCAATAGCTATTTGTGACTGCGTTAACCTAATTTTCTTAGGTGCTGTGCTCCGCGTAGCGGGGGCAACCACGTTGCTAGATTTAGGCTTGGCCTGTACCTCTGGTTCGTCTTCTATCCCATCATCAAACTGATCGGGGAATACTTGTCGCATACGAGAGTTAATTTTCTCGTAGTATTCGTCGGATCGCGGGTCAAGCCCGTCTTTCGTTAACTTGTTGTGCAGTCCCAACGCAAAGGCAGTCATTTCGTCATCAGAACCGAACCATGGGTTATCATCGCGCCATGTTTCAGCCTTCTCATCACGCTCGACTTGCGGTTGAGGTGCCGTTGGGGCCTGTTCTACAGGATTACCTGTTGATTGTAAAGAAGTTTCAGCCTGCTGTACTTCTCTAGGTTTCAGCCCATTTACTCGCTCCATACGGATTTGAGCCGCATTTAGCATAGTCTGAGCTTCTAAAATAGCGTCAGGGTCGCCAGAGTCATAAGCTTGCTTATACTGGGCCTTAGCCATGGAAAGCTCACCTTCCACTTGCTTCTTAGCAGACTGAATAAGCGTGTTGTGGCTCTGATCTACCGAACCCTTCAGCTTATTGTTCTCTTCAATTAGGTTTTTAGCATAGGCTTCTAGAGCTTCTCGCTCACGAAGGGCGGCTTCTTTAGCCCTACGCTCGTCGTGATAGCCCTTACTAAAGTGCTTAATCCGGCTTTTCACCTTCTCAGAGTAGTTCTCTAACTCGTCGTCGGTTACTTCTTTAGGTGGTTCAGACGGCTTACGGCCTCTATCTTCGGGGGGAGTGTCGTCTTCTACCTCAATTTCTAAGTCACCCGCCTTGATGGTACCGTCATCTGCAGAGGGCTTCTTCATGTCCTCCCGACCGACCGCACCTTCTACTTCTAAGGGGGCCTCTTCTTCAGCAATATCAACCTCTACTTCTGCGGCTGCTGCTTCTTCCTTATCGGGGTCTGGAAATTCAAACTCTACTTGTTGTCTAGGCATGATCTATTCCTTATGCACGCGAAACCGCTCGCGGATCGTCAACGACTGCTTCGATCGAGTCGTCATTCATTAGTCGATATTCCTGCTTTCCAACCTTGAAGCGCGTACCTGTATTGGCACGGAACATCACGTAATCACCTACCTCGCACCAAGGCCCAGTAGGAAATCTTTCTTTGTCGCTATAGGCTTCTGCACCCATGTCCAGCACGACACCAACCGTAGACAGGATGTATTCTTCCCGCCGCGTCTGGTCTGCCTTAATAAGACCGCTGTCCCCAAACGTCTCCTCCACGTTAGGGAGGGCAATAAGCACCCTGTACCCCACCGGTTTCGGAATCGAGGCTTCTAACTCCTCTTGGGTTTTGATCTCTTCAGCTATCTTTTTCTGCCGCTTTTCTTCCAACGCAGTCATTGCCGGGGCGACGGAGGCGTCAGCCCCCACCCCGCTAACGGTTACAGTCTCAGTCATCGTCATCTTCCATATAGTTACGCGAAAGGTCTGATACTTCTCGTAATGCGGCGTTAAGACCTCGAATCACGCCACACACCTCCCTATACTCGGCAAAGTCTTTAGCCCCGCCGGATTTAAGAAAGTCTTCGCTGGAGCCTTTTAGCTCCGTAATTTTTTGGTTCAGCACGTCAAAGACGGTAGTAGACAACGGATCACCTCCTTACTGGGGCATTTGCCCCTCTCTGTTGGCTTTCGCCATATCCAAAATAGCCTTGGCCTCGTCTAGGTCTTGCCTAGCGTTAGCCGCGTCTGTCTGAGAAGCTATGCGAGCTGCTTCGATAGCTGATGACGCCTCAGCCTTCTTGGCCTCAAGGTCCAGCTTAGCGGCGTCAATGGCTGCGTCTGCCTGATCTTTCTGGGCTTTGCGTTGTAGCTCTGCTTGCTTCAACTGTAGCTCTTGCTGTTGCATCTGGATAATCGGGTCTTGAGCTTGCTGCTGTGCCTGCTGCTGCGCGGCCTGCTGTTGGTGTGCCTGAGTGAGCTGTATAGCCGCCTTAGACTGTAGCTGGGCTAGCTGTACTTCCATCTCTCTTGGCATCTCTTCGCCCGGAGCAGGCAGAGGCGCACCAATACGCTCTTCGATCTGCTGGCGATATAGGAAGGCAGTGTGCTCTGCGATGTGAGCCTGCAGTGACGCCATGATCTGGTTGGCCATGGGGTTCTGCCCGATAGTCTGCATGACCATTGGGTCTTGCATGAAGGCTTGGTGAGTAGCAATGTGCGCCTGATGGTCTTGGTACATAAACGCTTTGATAGGGTCTCCTACCAGCGCATTCATGTTCTCTCCTACCGGGTCGGTAGGCTTCATATCGTCCTCTATTGGGACGAGCTTGTCGGCGTTCTTGATACCCAAGACCTCGATCATCTGGCGATGAAGCTGTGGGAGGTCGTAGATTTGTGGGGTGGCCTGCGCCATCTGCAACACGGTTTGGTACTGGACCACTCGTTGGGCCATCGTGCTGCTGTTGGGGTCGCTGACGGGAATTACTTCCACCATGGCATAGTCGGCGCGTCGCGCGCGGGGTTCACCACGATCAGGCACGTACATATACTCTTCAGGCGCGTACTCAGCGATGATCTTTCTTAGGAGCTTGAACTCCTGCTTCATCGCGTAATGGACACGGGATTGGACCGCAGCCATTGGCTTTAGAGTACGCTCCAGTAGAGCGAGTGTGGTTCCAACAGGAGCATTTGCGCTCATGTCAGAGATATTCATGTCGCTAATTGCGCCTAAACGGCGGCCTTCTTCTGTGATCTGCTTCAATAATGCAAGAAGGGTTTGGCTAGGCTCTTTATACGGCAGCGGCATAATATTGTCGCGGATACTGCCAGAGGGTACATCTACATCACGGAATTCGCCCGGACCAATCGGTGTGTCGTCGCCCTTAACTCGTAGTCCGCGAGATTTGAGACCACCGGGGAGATTGGATAGGCTTCCAGCGTCCACGAGCTGGCGGATAAGGCTAGTACCAGCTTTAGCGTAACCACCAATAATATGAATGAGGCCGAGTCCATAAAATCCAAATCCGGGGACGTACACATAGTGCACGAAATGTTGACGCTTTAGCGTCAAAGAATCGTCAGGGTTCCAGTTGCGGCGTATAGCCAGCACTTCACCGGTACCCTTCTCAAGTGTTACCACATAAGGCTTTGCGATCTGCAGGTCATCGGAATCACCTTCCTCGTCAGCGCCGTCAATACCGTCAATAATCAGGTCAGCGTGGACCTCAAGGATGGTGTAACGGTCGTCTGAAGTCAGGGATATACCCGACTGCTCCGCTTTTGCCTCTTCTATATCGCTAAAGAAGGAAACTGGATCACCCAGCTCGACTTCTTTGTAGAACCCAGCAGCTTGCAACTTGATGATCTCGTTCTTTGTCTTGCGCATCACATGCGTAACACGCTCCGCAGACTCAATATTAGAGGCTCCGTAGGGGACAATTACGTCTTCAGCTGGGATATATAGGGCGATTTGACGGCCAATATTGGGGTCAAAATACACCTTTTTGAAGGCTGAACCGGCTAAGCCAAGGCTATACAGCATACGCTCGTGTTCAGGGCGGTATTCTACCATAACCTCTGTAAGTTCGTAATTCATATCCGTTTTCACACGGAGCGCTGCGTCTTCTTTGTCCTTGGTTACCTCACCAAGAATCTTAGTCTTAACCGGCCCGGCGGCGGGGAAAGTCTCGCTCATGGCCTCGGCTTGGAACCGGATAGCGGCTTCCGCCAAAATATTGCTATACACGCCACAGGCGTTTTCCCAAGGCTCGACACGCTCCTCGTAGTTGAAGCCAATCACGTCGAGGCCCTTCACGTAGCTATCGGCCCAGTCACGGCGGGCAGCCATGTCACCCTCGATGGCCTCACACAAATCACCAGAGATAGATTGGAGCTGCTGGTCGTCTAGGTAGTCAACAAGGTTCGCATCGAAAGGCGCCATGTCGATTTCTTCGATCTCCTCACCGAAGCTAATCTCAACGCTTCCGTCATCAAGCTCCACCATCACGGGCAGGTCGCCCTCGGTTACCACATCGACACCTACCATGGCGTCAGGCTCGCCCATCTCGCTCATGCCCTCTACCAACTCGTCGTCCATGCCCTCGGGCATGCCATACAATCCTTTTTCAATAGCCATTAGTAATATCCGCCTCTGCGCCTATACATTGCATCTTCTTCCTCTTCGTCCGAAGGCAACCTTATGAATCCACCTTTTCTGAACCGCATCATTGCTAGAGACACGGAGTCCACATAGTCATCATGCTCGCCTGCGGGGAAGCTCGCAACCTCATCAATCACCTCCTCCGCCCACTGACTGTTGGGCGCCCAGACCATACCCGAAGCGAACAGGTCTGATACCGCGTTGAGCCTACTTATCTTGTCGTTACCTCTGGTCGGAGTGTACTCCTGCACCGGTATACCCATCGCTCGCAGCTCGTATATCAGCGGCGACCCCGAGGCTTTTTTCTCCACAATGAGAGCGTCAGGCTCCCACCCGTAATACTGGTCCACTGCCGTCTTCTTCAGCGTCGGGAACTCCATTCGCTCCCTGTACGCGTTGAGCAGTATAATATTAGCCCTGTTCACCCCTTCTGCGTCGGGCTGGTAGAACACACCCCACGTAGTACAGGCTGAGTAGTCCGACCGGTTAGTCTTCTCGAACGCCGTATCCCACGACTGCAGGATGAAGTCTACCGGTGGTGGGTCCTCTTTCTCCCACGTTTGCCACCAATCTCGCTTGATTATGGCTGATGTCTCGGATGTCGGCTGCTGCTGGTACTGCGCCATCCACTTGCCGTTGGGCAGTTCTTCCCGTAGCGCCTTAAGCTCTTCCTCCGACCAAAACTCAGGCCACAGCGGGTTATCCGAGGGCATCAGGGCAGGGAACTCAATAACTTCCCACTCGTCTCCGCCTCGCTGGGCCGAAGACTTGAGCACCCTAGCTGTCAAATCCCTGAGCGACCAACGCGTCATTACGATCACGATAGCTCCGCCCGGCTGTAAACGCTGACGAGGACCCGAGGTGTACCACTCGTAAGTCTTGTCGTATATCTCTGGGCTAGTCTCAGCTAGCGCCGCCTCTTGTTCCGAGTGCGGGTCATCAATAATCAGTAGGTCCGCGCCCTTACCAGTTACCGCACCGCCCACACCGATAGCGAAATAGTCGCCACCCTTGCTCGTGTTCCATCGTCCTGCTGCCTTACTGTCGGCTGACAGGTGCAAATCAGGGAATATGTCGTGGTATATCTCCTGATCCACTAAGTTACGTACTTTTCGACCGAAACCTACCGCAAGTTCTGCAGTGTGTGAGGTCTGGATAATCTTCTTGTGCGGATATTTACCCAAAAACCAAGCAGGCAGAAGATAAGAAGCAAACTCAGACTTAGTGTGACGAGGAGGCATATTGATAATAAGGCGCTTACACTCGCCCCGAGCCACTCGTTCAAACGCTTCGGCCATCTTTGCATGGTGTCTACCCGATATAAACGTAGGCCAGACCTGATTCGTGAAATCTAGGAACTTAGTCTGCGCTTTTTTCTGCTTTTTGAGCTTCGCTAAATGCTCAAGTTCGGCAAGCAGTTTCTCTTGTTCTGACTGCGATAGCAGAGGTAAGACAGTGGGGAGGTCCTTTAAAGACAGCCCGTCAAACGGAGACGTCGAGTTCGTCATCTTCTGCCTCCACGTCTTCTTCTACGTCTGCATCTTCTATATCTTCGCCAAGCACTCCTAAAGCGTCGTCTAATCTAGACTTCGTATCGTCTTCAAGCACGCCCAACTGCTCGTCCAAGGGGACTGTTTCTACCACAGTTGCGTTAAGCAGGTTCTTCACCCGCTCCTTAATCGCGCTTTCTAAGTCTTCAGGGTTCTTATAGTTTATCGTTACCTCACTGCGTTCAGTGAAGATACCAATGTCGCTATGCTTACCGAGTAGCTCAAGTGCTTTCAGCTCGTACCTTGGGTCGCCGCAGTCGGCAATCTCCATGAGCTTATTCGTAATAGCAGCGCGAGCTTGGGCCGCGTCCATAGCCAGTTGTTGGCCGTAGGAGCGTAAAAAGGCAGCCGCAGCAAAAGCTGTGGTCTGATTAGACAGGTTGGTGGGCTTTTTGGATTCCGCCACAGCCCGCAGGAGTTCTTTCTCCCGCTCTACATCCCCTTCGCTAATATCGAGGGATGCACCCAATGATTCTTGAAGTTCTGCCGTATTTCCGGCAACAGCCATCTCTTCCAAGAGAGTACTAGGCTTCTCTTCGGCCAGATCGTAAGGGACCTTGTGGTCCTTAGTTGGCTCCACTTTTACAGTAGGCATATGTTTTCGCAGGTAAAAATACCGAGTTGGGCGCAGTGTAAGTCATTGCTACAGCAGGTGCAAGCGTTCTGGGTACAGAAAGCATTGGTGGGTACGTAGACGGTATTAGTACCCATTTTGGGTATGTCGTGGGTAATAAAATCAATAAGTTACACGTACAAAAATATTTTAGAGGGATTCGAACTCACCCTTTGGGTCC